CTTGCATTCGCTGAGTATGCTATGTTGGGGCATACAAGCGCCACGCCCCCCCCCCCGGTGAGGGGGGGGGGGGGTTTTATGTACTTCGATGAGTCCCACTCCGGGGCCGACATGGCCGATAGCAGAGTGGGTGTCTAATACATTAAACTGACAAATTATGACCGGGTCACGACCGGGTAGCACATTATGTTGGGATGTGCAAACGCCAACCTTCCCCCACCTGTTAAGGTGAGGGAAGGGTTTTTGTTGTTATTAAAGCGACGCAGTAGTGGCAATGACAAAGTGCAAGCACTTGAACAGGTGGGCTCCCGAGGGACCGATAGCTTTTCAGCTAGCTGTTCGTAGTCAAAACCAACTTAGGAGACGGAAAACAAGTCCGCCTCCCCGCCCAAGAAATCACAAGAGAAGTCCGGGCCTGCATTGAGGTAGAGATTCACTTCAACCGCATCCGCAGTGCTGTCCATCGTTCGCAAAGGAGTGTAAACTCGCAGAGTGAATGAGCCCATTGTGTTCAACGGGGTCGGGATGGAGGCTGCACCAGGGACAAGCAAAGTGTCACTCGGAGCACGCCAAGGGAAGTTGATCTTGTAAGTGGCATTGCCAGCAGCGAGATCAATGACATCGGCATACTGGCTCATCGCAGTGGGGAGACCAGGGTCAGGTGCGGCTGTACCGTAGTGGGAGACAACTACTAACCGTCCAGTTGCTATCTTCGAAGCGACAATTTGCACAGTCAGCTCCAAGGATCCTTTCCAGTAACGGAAGGGTAGGACAGTATACTCAAGAAGAGTAGGGTTGTAGGAACTCCCAACAGGGGTAGTCAGAGCACCGGGACACGGAGACAAGGGGGCACGGTAGAGAATTTCGCCAGTTGGTTGACCAACAGTCCAATTAACCACTCCAAGATAGGAGGGTTTGGACCGGAGGACCATGAGCGACATTTCGTCCACAGGAGTGCCAGCGTAGTCAGCTTCGTATTCGATGACCTTGTTTGGATAAGCATCCAGAACTTGCGCGGAATTGATATTCTCGATGTTGGCAAAGTCAGGGAGCCCTTGACGGACGTACTTCGGCGGGTTAACACCGACGTTCGGATAGTCAAAGAGCTCAGTGATTTCACCACCGAGTTTAATACCTTCTCCGGCATAGTCGATTGAACGCTTCAAAACCTTGGAGACATTGGAAAAGGAGCTATAAGCCCCACCCTGGGATTCTACTTTGCCCTCTGGAGGGAGAGCAAGAGATTCCTC